GATGCAGAAGGTGAACTCGGCATTCGGAGTTCAGGTATGGCGAGAAAAGATGCTCTCTGGAATTTGGAAGTTGCGAAATCTATGGTTCTTGAAGGATCTCTTGATGACTAAGATGATCAAGATGCGCTTCAACAATGACTGCTCACTCGCATCCGTAGCGATGGTCACTCGCATTCCATACCCGCGAGTCTTGAAGGCTGCTCTTGCACGAGGGTTCAAGCCCAATGGAGAGTATGGTGCGGATGTCGCTCAGCTTCTGTATGATCTAGGCTGGGATATGGATGTGAGAGTCTACAGTAGGAATAGACCCAGGAGGCCTATTCCTATCGTGCAGCCTTTCATCACCACTGTTCCAAGTGTGAACAATCGAGGTGGATACCACGCGATTGTCGTGGACAGAGGGAGAGTGTTTGATCCGTCGCGAAAGAAGCAGGTGTCTTGTGCGACGTTCATGCGAACGCGTCGCCATATGTATTATCGATTCAGGAAGGACGCAGCGTGAACATCCAGACACCGAGATACCCAGAGAATGTGATCTGGCGACCTCAGGCTGGGAGCCAGGAGGCCTTCCTCTCCTCAACTCCGATCTTTGAGGTTCTCTATCAGGGGACACGCGGCGGTGGGAAGACCGACTGTCTACTCATGTCGTTCGGCATGTTCACAGGACGAGGATTCGGCTCGGGTTGGAAGGGTATTCTGTTCCGGCAGACCTACAAGCAGTTGACGGACGTCATTACGAAGACAAAGAAGTGGTTTCCACAGATTTGGCCTCAGGCGAAGTTCAATCACTCGGAGCATGTGTGGACATGGCCTGGAGGAGAGCAACTTCTCCTCCGACAGTTTAAGAAGGCTGACGACTACTGGAACTATCACGGTCACGAGTATCCATGGATCGGATGGGAAGAGCTCTGTAATTGGGCGACTGATGATGGCTACAAGCGAATGTTCTCGTGCTGTCGTTCGTCCACTCCTGGGATGCCTCGTATGGTTCGTGCGACGACGAACCCGTATGGTCCTGGTCATAATTGGGTCAAAGCTCGCTTCCTACCTGATCGCATGAACATGAAGGTCCGAAAGGATCTTGTGGACGAGGAGGGTCGTAAGGAGCCAGCTCGCCTTTCTATATTCTCTAGGCTACAAGAGAATAAAATACTCCTTGAGCAGGATCCAGAATATATCAGCAAGCTGGCTGCGTCTGCTCGTAACCAAGCTGAGAAAAAAGCATGGCTCGAGGGTTCATGGGACATCGTCTCTGGTGGCATGTTCGACGATGTGTTCGATTCGGACTACAACATTGTCCGTCCGTTCATTATTCCGGATCGGTGGAGAATTGATCGGAGCTTCGACTGGGGCTCTTCCAAGCCATTCTCTGTTGGATGGTGGGCAGTCAGCAATGGCGAAGATGTTCAGCTCAGAGACGGTTCCTGGAGGAGCACAGTCAAGGGAGACTTGTTCCGCGTGGCCGAGTGGTATGGCTGGACAGGGAAGCCCAATGAGGGTCTCCGCATACTCGCCGTCGATATTGCTCGTGGCATAGTGGAGCGAGAGCTCAAGTGGGGCTGGCGCGACCCTCGAGACCCTTCATGGACACGTGTGAAGCCTGGAGTTGCTGATAGTCAGATCTTCGCTGCTGAAAATGGCAACTGCATCGCTACTGACATGGTCAATCGAGTTCGTATGGACGATGGTCTTGTTTACAAGGGGATCAAGTGGGTTCCTGCTGACAAGAGGGCTGGCTCTCGTGTGACTGGTTGGGATCAGATGAGGCGGATGCTCAAGAACGCACATCCATCTCCTCTTGGGCCTCGTGAGAAGCCTGGATTGTTCGTCTTCGACACCTGTGATAACTGGATCAGGTGCGTTCCTGTATTGCCCAGAGATGAAGATGATCCAGATGACGTCAATACAGAGGCCGAAGATCACAATGCCGATGAAACTCGGTATCGTGTTCGCTTCTCTGGAATGATGACGAACGGTGGATCGACAACTGGACACTACTAATCTATCGACGAAACTTTACCCTTGTCAAAGTTCCGTCGGTAATGTATTATCGTTTTCCATAGCAACTCGCGGTCTGGAATCATGGTATGAGCACCTCTGATCTGTCATCAAAGCATCCAGAATTCACCATCCAATTTGAGAATTGGGTGCAGATGCGCGATTCATATCAGGGTGAGCGTCAGGTCAAGAGTAAGCGAACGACTTATCTCCCAGCGACGTCAGGTCAGATCGCTGATGGGATGACGCAAAGCACTCAGCCAGGATGGCTCGCTTATGAAGCATACCTGAAGAGAGCTCGTTTCCCGAATTTTGTTCGTGAGGCTGTGCAGACTGCAATCGGAATGATGCACTCGCAGCCACCGAAGATCAAGTTGCCAAAATCGCTTGAGAATATTCGCTCTTCGAAGGGCGAGACCATGCCTCAGCTTCTTCGACGGATTAATCAAGAGCAGTTGCTGACAGGTCGTATTGGTCTTCTCGCTGATATCCCAACAAAGACATCAGATCCCCTCCCATACATCGCTTCGTATTCTGCTGAGCGGTTGATCAACTGGGATGACGGAACAGTCAACGGTTTGGTTCCACAAGTGCTGAATTTCGTGGTTCTAGACGAAAGTGAGTTTGAACGATCAAACCTTTCGTTCGGTTGGCAAATCAAAGAGAAGTATCGTGCGCTCATTCTTGGCACTGTTGATGGCAATGAGCTAGAAGGAGCTTACAAGTTCGGCGTTTTTGAAGAAAAGGCTCCTGACTTTAATGAATCTAAGCTGATTGCTGCGAGTATTCGTGGAAAAACGCTCAATAAGATTCCTTTTGTCATCATCAATGCTTCTGATCTGGTTTCTGAAACTGACGAACCGCCATTGATGGACCTCTGCAACCTCTGCATGACTATTTATCGCGGAGAAGCTGACTATCGACAGAACCTGTTCATGCAAGGACAGGACACTTTGGTGATCATCGGTGGTGCCCAAGATGAAGATGAGACTATCCGGACTGGTGCTGGCTCTCGTATTGAGGTTCCGATTGGTGGCGACGCGAAATATATCGGCGTCGAGAGCGACGGCCTCTCCGAACAGCGAGAATCTCTTGAAAATGATCGCAAACTCGCAGGTTCCATGGGAGCCCAGTCACTCGATACCGTATCACGCGAGCGCGAGTCAGGAACAAGCCTGAATATCCGTATCGCAGCCCGAACTGCTGATCTTAACCAGATCGCTTTAACTGGTGCGGCTGGTCTTGAGAAGATTCTACGAATCTGTGCAGAATGGGTTGGTGATAACCCTGACGAAGTTTCAGTAGAACCGAATCTTGAGTTTGGTGATCATTCTCTGAGCGGTCAAAGCATGGTTGAAATGCAGACTGCTCGTAATCTTGGCTTCCCGATATCTGCTCGTTCAATGCACCAGATTGCGGTTGATCGTGGCTTGACAAAGCTCACTTTCGAAGAAGAAGAGAAGCTGGCGAAAGAAGAGAAAGACAGCCCATTCAAACGTAGCGAAACCGGAGACAGAGCTCCACAACAGAATCCAGGGAATGGTCCCTCGGATAAAAAGTCGGGTGACCCGACAAAGAAGGAAACTAAATAATGGCAATCGAACTTCAGTATGACAATCGCGACGCACTGCCGGAAGCATTTCGCAGTGATGCCGTCTTCAATGAACTCTTCACAGTCGGCTCAGACGGCAAGGTGATCTTGTCGGGTGTGACTGGCATGAAGACCCAGAAGGATGTCTCGGCCGTGCAGGAAGCGCTCCGCAAGGAACGCGAAGATCACGCGAAGGCTCGTGACGCGCTGAAACCTTGGGGCGAGTTGAAGGCAGATGAGGTCCTTTCCCAACTAGATCGCATCAAGGAGCTCGAAGCCGCTGCTGGTGGAAAGCTCGACGAAGCGAAGCTGAATGAAATGGTCGAGGGTCGTCTGTCCCAGAAGACCGGACCTCTTCAGCGTCAGATTGAAGCGCTCACAAATGAGAAGACAACTGCTGAAAAAGAGCGTGATGCTCTGAAAGGTCAGTTGGAAGCTCGTGATCGAAACGATGCCGTTCGTGCCGCTGCGACTGAATCCAAAGTTCACCTCACTGCAATCCCCGATATGGAGATGGCTGCTTCTGTCATGCTCGAAAAAGACGCTGATGGAAAGCTCGTCACCAAGAACGGGATTGAAGGTCTCACTCCTGGGCTCGGTGTCAAGGAGTGGACGAAAGAAATGCAGAAGCTGCGTCCTCATTGGTGGCCTGAAAGTGTCGGTGGTGGCGCTGGTGGAGCGAATGGTGGAACTGGCGACACTGGGAACAACCCGTTCTCTGCAGAGAACTGGTCCATGACT